ATGCCAAGCTTAACTATGCCGGGCTGAACGGTGCCGAGCTTAACGATGCCAAGCTGAACGGTGCCGAGCTTAACGATGCCAAGCTGAACGATGCCGAGCTGAACGGTGCCGAGCTTAACGGTGCCAAGCTGAACGGTGCCAAGCTTAACTATGCCAAGCTTAACTATGCCAAGCTTAACTGTGCCGATCTTAACGATGCCAAGCTGAACTATGCCAAGCTTAACGATGCCGAGCTGAACGGTGCCGAGCTGAACGGTGCCGATCTGAACTATGCCAAGCTTAACGGTGCCGAGCTTAACGGTGCCGAGCTTAACGGTGCCGAGCTGAACGGTGCCAAGCTGAACGGTGCCGAGCTTAACGGTGCCAAGCTTAACGGTGCCAAGCTGAACTATGCCGAGCTGAACGGTGCCAGGCTACCGGAGTTGTCAGTTTCAATTTGCTCCGGCGAAGAGTATTGGGTATTTATATCTCCGGATGTAGTGCAAGCGGGATGCCAATCCAACAGTCCTGAGGAGTGGAGATCGTTCTCAAAGTCCGAGATTGCATATATGGATGGAAAGCGCGCTTTGAAATATTACCCTCGACTATTGGATTTGATGGACTTTTTTCTGGGCAAAGGTGACCGCCCTGATTGGCTAGAAAACAATAATTAAAAGCATAGTTGATTATTTATTTTGAAAGTCGGCTTGCTTTATTTTATTTATTAACTAAGCTTTTACTATATTAAAAAACAAACATCAAACAAGGGGTTTAAAATGATCGAAATAAAAAGATGGGATAATAACGAAGTAATTCACTCTGGTGATTTTGCAGATATTAAAGAATGCCTTGAAGATGGCGTCAGAAAAGGCGGTAATTTTTTCCGTGCCGATCTGAACTATGCCGATCTGAACGGTGCCGAGCTGAACGATGCAGAGCTGAACCGTGCCGAGCTGAGCGGTGCCAAGCTGAACGATGCCAAGCTGAACCGTGCCGGGCTGAACGGTGCCGAGCTTAACGGTGCCGAGCTGAACGGTGCCGAGCTTCCTTTGTTATCTGCGTGTATTTGCTCAGGCGAAGAATACTGGTTATTTATATCTCCGGATGTAGTTCAAGCTGGATGCCAGCCACATAGCCTGCAGAATGGAGATCGTTCTCAAAAACTGATATTTCGAGAATGGATGGCCAACGCGCTTTGAAATATTACCCAAGACTACTTGATTTGATGGATTTTTTCATTGGTAAAGGTGACCGCCCTGATTGGCTAGAAAACAATAATTAAAAGCATAGTTGATTATTTATTTTGAAAGTCGGCTTGCTTTATTTTATTTATTAACTAAGCTTTTGCTGTATTCAAAAATAAAACGAATAATTTAAATTAATTTCAACAAACGAGGGCTTTTAAATGGGTAGTTTAGAAATAAAAGGTGAGCTTGTTGAGTCAAAATCATCGCTTCAGTTAACGGCTCAACCGCACATGCGATTGATTGAGATGGCTGTGGAACGGGGTGCTGATATTGCTCAGCTTGAAAAACTTATGGATTTACAGGAACGTTACGAAGCAGGACAATCTAAAAAAGCATTCAATTTAGCTATGTCAGTGTTTCAAAGCATGCTGCCGGTTATTGAAAAGCTTGGCGTTGTTGATTATGAATCATCAAAGGGGCGAACTTTCTATCAGTATGCCAAAATTGAAGATATAGCAAAGGCAATTCAACCGGCTTTGAAAGAATCTGGTCTTTCATACAGATTCACGCAAAGTCAGTCAAACGGCGCGATAACTGTTAAGTGTATTGTTACTCACAAGTCAGGGCATTCGGAGTTTAGCGAGTTATCATCTGCCCCAGACTCAAGCGGCGGCAAAGATCAGTTAAAAGGAATTGCGTCAGCGATCACGTATTTACGACGTTATACATTAACAGGCATTTTGGGTATTGTTGTTGGTGGGGAGGATGACGACGGCGGGCACGTTGAAATAGAGAAGCCAAGTGAAATTATTAAATGCTATCCAGATGAGGAGTTCAAAAAAAACTTCCCCCGCTGGAAGAAAATGATTGAAGATGGCAAAAAAACACCAGATCAAATGCTTGAATTTTTGCAAAGTAAAAACGTGGTAATTAGTCAATCGCAGTTCGATTCACTAAAGCAGGTTGAGGTTAAATAGTATGAAAATTTTAAATGATTTAGTTCAGGGAAGTGAAGCTTGGTTAGAGGTACGCAAGCAACATTTCACAGCATCAGATGCTTCTGCAATGATGGGTGCAAGCAAATACAAAACGCGGAACCAATTGCTTGATGAAAAAAAAGGCGCTGTACCAGAAGTAATAACCACGGCAAAACAGGCGCTATTTGACAAAGGGCATTTGGCCGAGGAAATGGCGCGCGCAGTTCTGCAGTTAGAAACTATGGATGATTATTTGCCGTGTGTTGGATTTACCATGGATTTTAATTGCCTACCGCTACTTGCGTCTTTTGATGGCCGGTCAGACGACGGAGACCACGACTTTGAACACAAGCTATGGAATGAAACGCTGGCTGAAAACGTGCGCAATAAAACGCTTGAGCCGTCGCATTACTGGCAGTTAGAACATCAATTACTGGTATCTGGTAGTGATTATTGCTTATTCGTTGTTTCAGATGGGACAGCGGAAAAGCGCGAAATGATGAAATATTATTCAGCGCCAGAGCGACGGGCTAAATTGATAGCTGGATGGGAATTGTTTCAAGCCGATCTTAAAGATCATGAAATTGAAGCAAAACAGGAATTGATAGTTGCAGAGAAAAATAATTTTCCAGTGATTAGTTGCAAAGTTACCGGCACTGAAATAACAACAAATATTTCTCGCTGCCTTGTCGAAATAAAAGAACTTGCTAAAATAGAGACGAGCCGTCCATTTGAGACAGACCAAGATTTTGCCGATAAGGATCAGTTGAATAAAGACGTTAAAAAGCTTCGTGAAGCGCTAAAGAAAAACGTTGAATCTGTGAAGGGCGCGTTTATTAGCTATTCTGATTTTGAGGCCGTGGCGGTTGAAATGGATTCTGTTTTGCAACAAATGTATAGTGCCGGTGAAAAACAGGTCAAACAAGCTAAGGAGACTAAAAAGCTAAATCTGCAAAACAAAACTCTTGCTGCACTTACCGATCATATAGCTACTTGTAACGCGACAATAAATGCACCGTTTAGCATTGAGCAAATAATTGCGGTTACACCTGATTTAGCTGGTGCAATGAAAAATAAACGCACAATAGTTTCACTTGAAAACGCGCTTGATTCCGTGCTTAACGAATGGAAATTAAAGTTAAACGAAGCTACTAAGCTTATTGCTCCGAACTTTAAATATTTGAGCGAAAACGCAGAAGAATATAAATTTTTATTCCAGGATGTTTTCAGTTTATTAAATCAACCAGAGGAGTCATTTAAAGCGATAGTGAATACCAGAGTTAACGATCACAAGGAGATTGAAGCAAAAAAACTTGCGATAGAAACAGCTCGAATTCAAAAAGAAGCAACTGAAAAAGCAGAGGCAGCAGCTACTGCGAAAATAGAGCAAGAGCGCGAGCGTGTGCGCAACGAAGAGCGAGAAAAGGCTAAAACTGAAGAGAAAGCTAAGCGAACAAAAGAAGCCGCAGGAATTTCAAGAAACTATGCAAAAGATGAGTTTAAGCGTCTTGAGCAAGTTATTGAATCGAATAGTGGCGATAATTTCAAAGTAACAAATGAAGCACTAAAAGAGGAGTTTGAGAAAAAAGAAATACATGACGACACAGCAGAGCGCCTATATTTTCTCAAGTGCTTAATTGATGCAGGCGTTGAGAATTGGGAGGGGCACATCATAGCAGTAAACATGTTTCTGGGTGAATACCCAGAATCATGCGAACCACAATAATTTAAACTAACTAACCAGTCGGTTAAGCAGCCGCCACAACATTAAAAAAGGAAGGTAACATGGAAAAATTACAAAAAGCAATTAATCAATCAAAAAATGCAAAAGAAGTTATTGAACGTTTGCGTGAATATTCCGATGATAATTTTAAATTTTATCTAGGAAGCAATAATTTACCAAGTGTTGCAATGTCAACAAACCTAAGTAATGGCATTAAATCCGCTCTTAAAGCAGAGGTGAAAAGACTTGAGCTGGAGAACAACCCTCTTTTTGATAAAATCGCAGCTTTAGAGTTGCTTCTTTAAACATAAAACTAAATTCGGCGTAATAACCGCAACTACATAGGAAAGAAAATGAACACAAGCAAACTTAAAACCACTCAACTGATAAAAGACAATGATTCTCTAACCGCAGAAATAGCCGCAGTTAATGATGCTATTCAGGTTATATCAAACACTGGCGTTGATGCTTACAGAAACACTGTTGTCACAACAAAAAGTGATTATGCAATACATCTGGATATGGATGCTGATGTTATGTCAGTCGCACTGGAGGTGTATCTCAACAAATTAAAAAACAAGCTTTACGACGTTGAAGAAAAACTTAATACTATCGAATCATCCCTGTAAAAACAACCAACACGGCGGCTAAGCGCTGCCGTAATTAAAGAGGTTTATGATGACTAAATTTGTAATATCATTCGATGTTGAAACAACAAGTTTGCCCAACTGGAAATTACCATCAGATGACGAATCTCAGCCTCACATAGTTCAGGTTGGTGCCATAAAATTTAACTCTGAAACAGGGGAGCAAGTTGATTTGATCGATGTGGTAGTTAAACCTGACGGGTGGGTTATTCCGGACGAAGTGATAGCAATACACGGAATAACAAACGAATACGCATTAGAGCGCGGCATTCAAGAAAAAGACGCCGTCAGTATGCTGCTTGAGTTTATCGGTGATGATGATTGCTTTGCTTTCAACAAAAACTTTGATAAGCGAATAATCCGGATCGGAACGAAAAGATTTCTCAGTGAGGACGCGCAGAATAAATGGAAAGAAAAAGAAAATTTCTTCTGTTCAATGCAGATGGCAAACAAGGCAATAGGCGGGAAAAACACACTGGAAAAGGCCTATACTCACTTTGTTGGCGAGTCTTTTCAGGATGCCCATGATGCTGTTGTGGATTCTAGAGCATCGGCGATGGTTTATTTTTCTATAAAAAGTCCTGATGTTTACGATCTTATATGCAAACAAACACTGAAAGAAACTATATTTTATAAAAATTAAGCTATACTTAACTTGAGGAGATGATATGAGACCGTCAGATTTTATTTACAAAGGTACATATCAGCTACTCAAAGAAAAGTATCCGAATGCGAAACTAACACTGGTTGCAAAGTGCGCGGGAGTAGCAAGAGACCACTTTAATAAAAACGGGAATTTTAAGAAAGGCAGTGTTTTCGACGATTGCTATAATGTGGCATTATCCAAATTCAAAATATTGAACAAGGTGTAAATTATGAGTGCAATAACAGTTACCCTGGCAGAAATTAAAATGAGGTCTAAAAAACAAAAACAGCAATCATTTCTGCTGCAAGGATGTGAAAGCAGGATAAGAATTTCACTGCTGCTTGAGCTTACCAGCATAGAGAGCGAAAGCGGAATAAGTGCGATAATGTCACATTTCGTAGATGGATTAACTGTAAAAAACTCTGGGGAATTGCACGGTCATACCCATTTATCAAGAGACATAAAGGTTTTAAATAAAGCGGCCGGGATAGTTGAAAAAATAAAAGACAATGACTGGCATAAATTTAAAAAAGAAAATTAAACAACACTAGGTAAGGGGTTAAAATGCACATAGTACACGGCAAAATAAGAAAAGAACCAACCGTAAAACAATTAGCTGAGTCAGTTATGTTTATAGTTGAGCTTGCTGAAGTAACAAAGGATCACAAAACTGGAGAGAAACTATACACAAATTACAAAGCCATGTTGTTTGCAAAAACGCAAGCGGCAACTGATTTTTACACTCAAGCAACAGCAATCGGATCTTATGTGGTTATTTCTAGTGAAAAGCTCAAAGTTGAGCAATTTAAAGCTGATAGCGGCATTAACTACGTGACACTAATGCTGGATAACGCAAGGCTCGAAGGCGCTGGAATAAACGAAGCGGTTGCACCAAATGCGCAGCCGCAACGGCCGCAGCAAAACGCACCAGCGCCGCAAAGTTGGGGTAATGCGCCTCAAACAGCACAGCAAGCAGCTCCACAGATGGCCCCGGCTTACCAGCAGACAACACAACAGCAACCTCCAAAGCCACAGTATCAACAGCAGCAGGCAGCAACACAGCAACAAGCTCCTGCGCAATATAATGAGCCACAAGAGGAATGGGACGACCAAAAAATACCATTTTGAAGCGTGTAAATGCTTGATGAACGCGCCTTTAATTAGGCGCTATTTAAATTAATTAAGTGGGGCGAAGATGAAAAAAGTAGCACTAATAATAGGTCACAGTGAAAGATCCCAGGGCGCGGTTAATAAAAAACACGGCATAACTGAGTTTATGTTTAACGAGTCATTGGCGCGGAAGGTAAATTATTACTTATCAAAACACGGGATTGATTGCGAAATAGTATATCGCAACAGCTATACGTTATTGCCGACCAAGGTAAATAAAACAAATGCAGATATTGCGGTGTCGATGCATTGCAATGCTTTCAATGAGAAGCCAAATGGTACTGAGGTGCTTTATTATAAAGGATCTCAAGAAGGGGCCGCACTTGCAATAAGCTTGCAGCGCAAGTTCATAAGATGCCTTAATCTAAAGGATAGAGGCGTAAACCCTCGCGCTCTTATTGAA